AGGATCGAGCGGCTCCAGCGGAGCGGCGTGGTGCTGACGGGCTTGAGCATGGCCACTGAGGACCTGAGCCTGTCGAAGGTGCTGGCCGACACTCCCAGATGCACCGCGGCCTGCGCCTTGGTCATGCGCACATCGCTGTCGATGGGCTGGGCCCGCAGCTGCCTACAGACCTCTGCGGCAATGGCCTGAATGTCGTCTGGGTGGAGGGTCATTTGAGTTAGGCCCCGGCAGCCGGGCGGGAGTCCTGGCTGTGTGCGGTCGTGTGTTGCTTTGAATCAGTCGGGCTGGAGCCCTGACTGCCGGGAAGGAGGAGGCCGTCGATCTGGTGGCGGGACCACCGGAGCGGGCTTAGGAAAAGGGGCTGAGGGAACTTGCCGCCGTCGCGCAGGCGTGAGAGCGTAGAGCGAGAGATTCCGAGGAGTGAGCAAATCTCTTTCACGGCGTATGTGGCGGATGGAGACATGGTTCAGATCTGGGGGGACTGAAGTGCGGCGATGAGGCTCATGCGATGGCCCTCCGCTTCTTCGGACACAGCCCAAGCATGAGCTGATTGCGGCCACGGAACACGCGCTGGAATCCTTCGCGGAAATCATCGGGACGGCCCTGGCAGTTGAGCGCGAGCGTCTTGACGGCAATCAAGTGCTCGGTGAGCTTGTCGCGTGCCTCTTGCTTGAGGAACTGGTGGAGTTTCGATGAGTCGCTTCCGATTGCAGAGCGGCGGGATTTGAGTTCGTCGCTCAGTCCATCAACAAGGGAGTTGTAAACGTACTCATTGATCCAAGTGCCAAGGAATCCCGGCGTGCGGGCCTTCACGTAGTCGAGCCCGTACACGCCAAGAGCGGCGGCAAGGAAGTCGTCGGAGAAGGTGCGACGCCAGTCGGACGGAAGCTCCAAGAGAAAGTGTTTGAAGGCGATTGCGCGGGCCTGCTCCTGTACGTCGTAGCGTCCAGTCTTGCGGATCGCTGGGAGGACTTCACCGGTAACCCACTTGCGGAAGCGCTTTGCCGAGTCCTTGCGGCTTTTCCCGATCAGAGCGTACAGGCCGGATTCGTTAACCGTGAGGCATTTGTTTGGTCGTCCAGCGACATCATTAATAGTGATGTCGCCCTTTTCATCGTCATCAAGCGATGAAATGGACTGCGATACATTCTTGAGATCAAGGCACTCGCAGACGTCTGCTGCCGAAAACCACGGCTCATCGTTGGTCCCGAACGTGCGGACGGCGCGACCGTCTGGCATCTTGAAGCAGGCGAGTGTGCTCATGCTGTCGCCTCCCCTACGCTAATTGTCACGTGTGCCTGCCCACGTTTAAGCGAAACCTCCCTAATCAAAAGGCAGCTCGGTGAGTGAAATTCCGTAGCGTTGGCGGGCGATCCTTGTTCCATCGTTTTTGATTCCCTCTGAAAGGGATAGGTTCGTCGGAACCTTCTTGTTTTTGCTTTTTGGTCTGCCCATGTGGAAAACCATGCGCACAGATTTACACATTTCAATATCAATTTGACTGTGCGCAGTTTTATGCGCATAGTTTCCCTATGAAGAAGGCGGTAAAGAAATCTTCCTCTGCCGATAAATCAGGCATCGCAAACCTATCACTTGAACCTGAAATCAAGGAAGAGGCGCAGCGCCTTGCGAAGGAGCGCGGAGAGACACTGAGCGGCATGGTGGAGCGGCTCTTACTCCGGGAGATTGCAGAGCCAACTCAGATCAGCACGAGAGTGCAGGATGCAAGGGAGCTCAGAGCGGCCCGCGAGGCGCTTGCAGCTGGTGGAGGGGCTACACGTAGCGGGGCGACGATTCAGCCGCCTATTAACTACATCTCACAGCCATCATCGCAATCATCGCACAAGGGGACATCTGCATCCGCCTGACCGATGCGCCCCTTTGCGGCCGCTTCAATTGTTGTTTCGGCGAACTTGGGTGGCACCAGGCCATGCTCGCGGATCCACGCCTTTGTTTTCTCCAGCTCGCTCGTGAGGTGCAGCCCGATCTCCCTGAGCCGCTCGACATCATTCGTTTCTCGTAGCGCCCTCCGGTGGTAGTAGGCGCTTGGGCGCATGGAGTGGACTTTGGAACACTTTTGCATGTATCCATTTTGCAAATACGGTATTGGTGCTCAAGCCGCAGCCATAATCCATCCAATTATATTACGTAAACTGCTTGGCACTAGTAGCACACGGAAACCATGAGAAAACTTGTAATCATCGCCGCACTATCCATTTCACAGCTGCTCATCTCTGGATGCGCAACCATGGCCGAAAACCGAGCGGCCCTTGCATCGATGCAGGGCGAGCTTCACCAGCTCGTGCTCGCTCACCAGAATGTTTCGCAGACGGCCAGGCCAATCACAATCCTTGGGCACAACGTCTCGCGCCCCAATTCGGCTGGTGGAGTCGACTTCACCATCTCATTCCAGAACACCAGCGGGAAGATCATCAAATACGCTCGGTTCACGGTCACGGCAATCAATGCTGTTGGAGATCCAGTTGGCTGCTCCGTCAGGGGGCCGGGGCCTGCCACGGCAAACTTGACTGGCCCAGTGCTCCCGATGGCGATTGAAAATACCGGGAGCTGGTGGAGTTGCCTGTGGTACAACAACACCGCGGCTTTCGCTCGGCTCGACAAGGTAGAGGTGGACTTCATGGACGGCACCTCGCAGACGGTCGAAGGAGACGCCTTGAGGGCTATTCAGATACGCCCTGAGAACAACGAGTTCTCGGCTGGGATTCAGCAGGCCAAGCGGGTGTATTTTAAGAACGGATCGCTATGGATCGACCAGTCCCGCTTCTGGTCGGCAAGCCATAGGTATTGATTCCAAGTGACAACCCTCCTCCCGCACGATTTTTGATTTAGATCTGCATTTTAATCTTGCGGCCCCATAACGTGGGGATGTATGGCTGTCTACAGACAGCCATACATACCCCCCGATATATATAGGGTGACTGACACACATTTTTATGTGTGTTTTTTTGTGCATGTTTCAGGCGTTCAATGTGTTACGGGCACTTACACTAATACACCTGTAGTTAAATCATGGATACAATTGAGATCCTTTACCTAAATTCATTCACGCGTTAGAGTGAGCGTAAGTGCTTGCAATGATGCTTGCTCTACAGAACTACACCCAACACCCGAATAAGGGTGATTTGGGTGTTGTAAGGGTTCTCAAATTTCCGATTTCACGCACCCGGCAGCACCTTCGCAAATGCTGCCACTTGGGCAGCTGTCAGCGGGTGCCGGTAGTGCCGATGGAGCATCTCGGCCGAGGTCCCCATCTCGCGTGCAAGCTCGTGGATCTTGCATACTGGGGCTCTCACGCTGGCGTAGGTGTGGCGCAGGATGTCGCCCTCCCACTTGATTGCTTTCATCCCTTCGGCATCGAGGGAAAGGTTTGCGGCCTCTACTGCCCCCCGCCTTGCCGCCCTTGAGTTGGTGCCGACCATCTCACCTGGCAGCTCCAGGGCACGCACGAACTTGAGCCACTGTAGTGCCTGGGGCGTGACCTTGAAGGTGCGCAGGCTTGCCCCTGTCTTGCGGCCCATGACCTGCAGCTCGCCGGTCTTCAGATCGACCAGCCCCCATGTGGTCCGCTGTGCCTCGGCCTCGGGACGCAGACCGCAAAAGAGGGCCAGCACGACCCAGCCCAGGGATTTTCTACGGGTGGGGTCCTGATAGGCCTGCAGCAGCGCCCGGGCCTGCCCTGCGCTCAGGATTGCAGGGAGCTTCGCATCAGACACGATGCCTCTGGACTTGGTCGGCATCTTGATCCCGGTGCACGGGTTCTCCACCAGGTGCCCCTTCTCGACCAGCCAGCCAAAGAACCGGGAGAGGGCGCCACGGAAGTGCGCACGGCTCACGCGCGAGAGCCCCAGCCCCTCCAGCCAGCCTGACACCATGATCCGTGTGAGCCCGGTTGTCTGAAGTGTGGGGTTGTCATGGGCGAAGCGCCGGCAGCGGGCTCGCAGATCCCGATACCAGTTGGCGCCCGTGTCGGCCTTGATTACCACGAGCCACTCCTCGATGAGGTTTGCAACTGATGTTGCAACTGGCGAGACGGACAACCCCCGCTCGCCAGCCTCGAGGAGCTCGCGCAGTCCAGCCCGGCCACGCCACTTCTCGACCACTCCTTCAGCCAGGGCGATCTCTTCGGGCGAGAGCGAGGTGTAGAGGTACTGCCTGCCTGTCGCCCTGACAGCCCCGGCCTGCTGGGCAAGCTCCTCGTTCTTCACGAAGGCAAAGTTCTCTGCCTCCATCTTGGTGGAGAAGTTCTTGCGCTCGGTCTTGCCCCCTACCCTCCCATACACGCGCCAAGAGGTTGTGCCAGAGCGCGGATTGGTGTAGTCGCTGACCGTGTACAGGGTGGCCATGGGGAGGGGAGCAGTTGCAAGAACAGTTGCAAAACTGACGTTTTTTGGCAATCCCTGAGTAATCCTGAGAAACCCGAGAACTTCAATTCTCCCTCTGAAAACTGGAGCCAGCTGTCGGGCTTGAACCGACGACCTGCGGTTTACGATACCGGAAGGCTCTCCTATGAAGATGGCTGCGGTTGCAAAGGTTTTGGCGGAATCTTTGCAACCGCAGGTGAAGAATATTTATCGAAGTTCATTATTCAACTTGCTCCGCTCCCCTGCCCCCATCCGCTCGTATTTGGCGGCAAGGGCGAGCATGTGCTTGGCCTCATGCTCGAGGCCGCCCCTGGCGTATTCCGCCGCCACCTCGCGGAGTTATTCAGGCGTGGCCAGGCGGCATCGGTGGACCGGGCGGCCTGGGGTGTGGTGGGCGGTAGTGGGTAAGGTTGGTGCCTGGGGTGTCGGCATTCACCTTGCCTACTTCAGTTTGCCCGCTGCATCAAACAAATTTCACCTGATCACGGCTCCATCCAGTAAGCGTTCGGGTCGTACTCCCAGATGAACTCGAGGAGGTCGGAGTCGTACATCCCGCTCTTCGTGGCGTAGGCCTCAAGTGCGGTCAGGTTGCCCAGCGTGATCGTGCCCGTGGTAGCCCATGAGGTCCATGCGCCGCCGGCGGGCTTCTTTCGCCAGTGGATCGTTGCGCCGGATGTTGCGCAGCCGAGCGTAACCGTCGCCGTGCCTCCCGGTGCAACCATGCTCAGGAATGTCGGGGTGGCGGCCTTCGCATCGACGCTGTTGAGCGTGTATGCGCAGATCACCTCGTCCGACTGCGCGGAGCCATTGAATGCCCGCACGCGAAGGGTGGTCGTGTTCAGAATGCCCAGCGTGGTGTAGCTGCCTCCGGACTTAGGCCACTCCTGGCTATTGGCCGACACGCTGCCCGTGGTCGAGAACCGGATCACGGTGCCTGTCGCAGCCAGCACGGACACATTGAGCGTGCCCGTGAACAGCTGGGAGCCCGGCGATACGGACGGCGTCGTCAGCGTGTTGACCACGTTTGCATTCAGAATCGTCACGCCAGAGAATCCCACGCCAGAAACTGCGGGCGTAAGGTCGGCCACCGGCCACTTGAATGTCCACGTGAGCCAGTTCGGCCAGGTCTGCTTTCCGGCGGCGTAGGCGTCAGCCGGATCATAGACGGATTTTGCAGAGTACGGCCTCCAGCGGAACAGCCCGTCGACTTGGTCCTTCACGTTTCCAAGGAAATCCTTGTGGTAGAATCGCTCGAGGCTCGCACCTGGAATGATCCAGCACTCGTAGCGGTAGTAGTCATCAGGGAAAGAGCCCTCATTGAAATCCAGCGGGGCGGTGCCCATGCGGCCACGGTTCACCGTCACATCCCAGAGGTCGGTGCTGACCATGCTGATTCCCGAGACGCTGCAGATCTCGACCCATTTGCCTGATCCGTTGTCGACGAGGGATCCGTAGGTAGGATCCTTCTTGATCATGACGAGCAGCATCCGGTCATCATCGGCCTCGGTTGCGCTGACCTGGTAGCCATCAGAGAGGAGCCAGCGGTCGATGTCGCTGTCGCCCTGGGCGGTTGGATAGTCCAATGTGCGAATGCGGATCGTTGTGCTCGAGGCCGTCGCTGCGGTCTCCAGTTTGCAGGGCTGTCCGAAGCCGGTGACGGTTCCGATAACGGGGAAGGTGCCGTTCGCATTGTCGGTGTCGTAGAGCACGTCGACGCCGATCGTCTGCGCATTGGGGCGTGCAATGAGCAGTGAGATGCTGGGCTCCTCGCCCGAGTTGGGACGCAGGCTGATCGGCCGCACCCAGAAAGCGGGGTGCAGGATCTCGACCTCGGGCGTGCTGGTGGCGGGCGGGTTGAAGAAGGCCACCGGGGCGGCGGCGGGCTCGCTCACCAGCTGCAGGGAGACGGGGCCCTCGTCGTCGGATGCGTGCTCGAGCACACGCATGAGCATCAGGCTGCCGGCCCCACCCGGGATCGTGTCGATGTCGAGGCGCACGTAGTCTCCCTCGCGCACCATCATGCCCTTCGTGCGGCAGATGGTCACGGAGGCGGAGAGTGATCCGCCGCGGCGCTGGCGCTGAAGCTCGACCAGGCGCCGGCGCATCTGGTCGCGGCTGGTCACCTCGGGGCTGCTGACGTTCTCGGTGCGCAGCTCGCCGTCGACACGCAGGGCGGCCACATCGGCGACGCGCTCGGAGCTGCGCTTGTAGAGGCGTGCGGCGTCGGTGAAGTCGCCTGTGTAGTCGGTCGGCAGCTCGTTCATGTCGGAGCTGTCGAGCTCCATGTCCTCGACGAGGTCGGCCTCGGTGATGGTCACGAGCGAGGACAGATCCGCCGGCGGGGTCCATCGGCCCGCCTCGAACTTGTCGTAGTTGGCATCCCTGCGGATGTAGACACCGGACAGGGCGAAGAGCTGCTCGAAGAAGTCGCGCACCGTCACCTGCGAGGTGATGCTGGGTGAGACCGCATAGAGCCCCTGCTGGTCGGTCGTGTTGAGCGAGTCGGCCACTGCCTGCCATGAGGCAGCATCGATCATCGACGAGGAGAGCCCGAGGCCATTGGAGCTCGTGACCACCTCGGCGGCGATGGCCATGATGTTGGCCTGGCTGTAGGCGTTGAGCTGCGCGGCCGAGCCTGTGATGATTGACTGCTGTGGCTCGCGGGACACAACCACTTGGAAGTTGTTGGCGTTCGTGCGCTCGCGCCCGAACATGAAATCCTCGCCCACCAGATGCGCCACGTTCTTGAACGGGGGCAGGGTGCCGTAGTTCGCCAGCGTGGCGTTGGCTGTCTGCGTGGCAGTGCCCCAGTGCAGACGCAGGCGCCCACGATCAGTGATCGTGATCGGGTCTGCGTCGGCAGTCGATTTGGTGAGCAACCCCTCCCACACCGTCTTGCTGTCGTCGACGATCTTCTCGATCGTCTTGAGCGCCCCGATGCCGATGGCCATGCCGATCGTTCCGAAGTAGTCGTAGGTCTTGGAGCCTGAACCAGAGCCTTTTGAAGATGAGCCCATAAATTATTTCTTCCCCTGCGGACGTTCATTCTTTGCCTGCTGTGCCCTCTGCCCATGGATGGGCGTGATGAAACGAGTCGCGATCTGCACCCGCCCCCAGAACCACGGGAGAGGTACAGCCTCCTGAGCGCTGCTCAGGCTCTCGTCCTCGAGCGCGGTCTGGTCATACTCGTCGGTGCTGGTGTCAACGGATGCGCCTTTGCTCATGGTGTTTCGATTGGTCGGAAGATGTGGGTGATGCGGGAGAGGAGCTTCGGCTCGACGATGCGCTCGATGTGGGCGCCCACCCCCTGCCACGAGTGGGCGACGTACTGAGCATCCGCCATGATCGCGATGTGATGGGAGCCCAGACCGAGGCGGATCGTGAGTAGGTCGCCTGCCTGCAGGAGTGCCGGGGTTGCAGGCAGCTCCTCGAAGCGCTCAGGATGAGCCCGCAGCCAGTCGGCCATGACCGAGCCGGGGAAGTGGGTCGCCCTGTTGAGCGTGCCGCCGGGGACTTCCTCCTGGGTGATTGGGAAGCCGGCGTCGACGAGGATGCCGGTGACGAGACGATGGCAGCACACGCCCCCGCGGGCCCCCTTGACGCCGGATGCGGCCGCCCAGGGCGTACCGGCCCAGCTTTCTGCGGCGGACCGGAGTGCTGCGAGGCGCTCGGGTGAATTGAAGAATGGCGTGCTCATTTCTTTGAACCACTCCCAGTGGTGTCCTTGATTGCGACGAAGGCCGGGTTGGCGGCGGGCATGGTCGGGAAGCCGCCGAAGTTGGCGAGGTTGCCGTGGGCAGTGCAGGCTGCCATGGAGTTGTCACAGCCCGGGTACAGCGTGACCGCCTCGGACGCGACCAAGGCGGGCGTGAGGGGGGCGTCGACAGTGATGTCGACCTGGTTGGCAGAGGAGACCGTGGAGTCGAGGATTGCCCAGGAGGGGGAGCCACCGCCCGGGCTGGTGCGCACCATCATGCCGCCGGCGAAGAAGTGGGCGGCATGGGCGACACTGAGCTGCACCCTGATCACGTAGGTGGAGACCTGGCTCACGAGCGTGCCGGCCTTGGCCTTGCTGGCGTAGGTCAGCCCGCACTTGCCATCGTAGATCACCCACGGGCAGGACGGGCCCATGACCTGGCGCGGGATGCGCTGGTCGAACATGCGCCCAGTCCCGGTCGGACTGATGGTGAGGATGCGGCCGGAGGACTTGGCGGAGCGAGCCGTACCTGTCCACAGCGTGCGGGCCACACCGGAGACGATGTTGAGCTCCTTGATGGTCACGGTGAACTGCTGCCCGCGGCGGGGGACAAGCAGGCGCATGAGGGGGTTGCCCTCCCACGAGTCGCACTTGATCTGCACGGGGCCGTCATCGCCATTGAGCCGGCGGCGAATCTTCCCGCGGGTGATGCGCTTGGGCGAGTAGGTGTTGCCCCCGTAGAGGATCGCGCTCTCGTATCCGGTCCAGCGATACATGACGCCGGATGCGACCTCGAGCATCTCAAACAGGGTCGCCTTGCCATCGAGGGCCCCGTAGCTGCTGCCATAGACCTCGCCCGAGGGGGCGGAGTAGTCGGCGGGCACCTCGACCAAGTCGACCTTGGCTGAGAAGCTGTGCCAGGCGAAGGACACCGTCATCTCCTCGCCCTTGAAGCGCCCGAGGAGCAGGAGCTGGGTGGAGTACACCGTGTAGTCGGTGATGGCGGCGGCACTGTTCAGCGTGAGCGTGTTGCCGCTGATGCTGTTGATCGTGCGCAGCGTATCCACCCCGGTCTGCCCATTGCGGAAGACGAGGTATGGGTGGCCGTTCAGATTGTTGGCGCTGTCGACCGCCACTGTGGCGCCTGAGGAGTTGGCAGTCAGACGGACGGGGGCATAGCCGGAAGGGAACCAGATCGGCTTCACCGGGCCCGCACAGGAATGGAAGGTGGCAGCCAGGCGCATCATGTCGGCCTGGTCCCCGGCGGCCATGAACTGGCAGGTGCGCCTCGGCGTCTGGGTGTGGAAAGTCTCCACCTCGGTACGGCCTGCACCGAGCTTGGAGCGCTGCACATCGATGTCGATGCCGAGCGCCTTGGCCTTGTCGTAGTAGTGGTCGAAGGTGAAGAGGGCGGGCGTCACGCCGTTGATCGTGATGCCGGTACTAACTGTACCGACCGGGGTGATAGCGTAGGCGGTCGGGTCAGCCTCGGGGCCCGTCTCGACGAAGGTGATCTTGGCATCGAAGACCTCGGCGTTGTCGAGGTCGGCACCCTCGAAGTTCTTCTCGAAGCGGCCCCAGAGCAAGGCGCACTGCTTGGCAGAAGCGGTGGGAGTCCATGCGACAGGAGCAGGGCCGGTGTGGATCTGCCACGTGGTGAACTCGGGCTCGAAAGTGATCCGCAGGGCGGAGGTGGCCAGCTGCGTGGCCTGCCACTGCACGACGGACGGCCAGTGAGGGCACAGCACCGGCTTGTTGTTCGGGTCCTTGAGGGAAGCGAACATGGCGGCGGCGCTCGTGGCATCGAGATAGGGCAGCACGAAGCTCAGCTTGTTGCGCAGGGTGGCCCCCAGGGCGCTGCGCAACTCCTTGCGGGTCTTGCTGGCGTGCCATGTGGCGATGCGGGAGAAGGTCCAGCTGACGTTGTCGACCGGCTCGGCGGCGATCAGCAGGCAGGATGTGGAGGCGACTGTGGTTGAGACGATCATACGCGGCGGGCCTCCTGGCGGATCAGATCAACGATCCACTTCTTCCCAGGGCGGCTCTCAAGGTGTTGCTGGATCTCGTGAGCAGCGTTGAAGCCACGCACGGCGATGGTGCCGAGTCCCTGCTCCTGACGCTCGATGGCGCCCGCACCACCCTCTTGCAACTCGGGGGAGAATGCAGGCTTGGTGATGGCAGAAACGGGATTGAAATATTGCTGTGCCCGGGCCCAGTCCCCCGCATTCACCGCGTTCACGAACTGAGCACCCAGCCTATTAGTAGCAGAGGCATTGAGCACCGACTCCTGCCCATTTTCGTTCACCTCGATGATGCGACGGCCCTCGGGGATCAGACCGCCCTTGGCGAACTGAAGGAGGGACCCGGCCATCACGAGCCCCTGTGCGGAGAGGATCGACATGGGGGCCTGCATCGCAGCGCCACCGAAAGTCGCGATCGTGGCAAGGGTGGCAGGTGCCGCCCATATCATCGTGGCCATCATGGCCAGCGGGATCGAAGTGGCGATGGCAGCAGCCGTGATCGCCTTGCCGAAGGCGGCCATCATGATCTGGGTCGCAACCCAACGCACACCCATCTGCACGATCGCCGAGACGATGCTGGTCAGGATGGACAGACCGATGTTGTTCAGTGCCTGCCTCCACGTCTGAGTGCGCATGATGAGGCCTGTGATGCCGTTGCTGATCGACTGAACAGCAGTCCCCATCACGTTCTTGAACCCTTGTGCTACCTGGTCGCCGAGCGTGCCGAACTCGATGAGCATCTCCATGGCGCCTCCGAGGAATCCCTCGGCCCCACCTTGGTAATGCTTGTCTGAATCCTCCCATTCTAGACCAGCCTTGGCGCCTTGCTGAATTTTGGAAAGCGGCGCGATGTTGCTGTTCTCATTGACACGCTTGTCGCGGTTGAGCTGGTCAATTCGCGCTTGGTTGTCTGCGCTAGGGGCAATGGTATTTAGCTCGGTCCAGAGCTCGATCTGCCTGCGAATCTCCTGATTTTCCAGCGCGAGAACATTGGCTCTGGCTTCACGCTTTTGCTTGTCTGTCAGGAGGGGGTTCTTGTCGATCTTATCGAGTGCATCACGGTAGCCCTCAAGCGCCTCAGCTGACTTCCGAATGAGTTCCGGACGGGCAAATTCAGCGTTCAGCTTTTTAATGGCCGCCGCAGCCTCGTCAGCCGAAAGGAACGCCTTTCCATTGGCGTCCATCGTATTCGCGAGGAAGTTGATCTCCTCCAACTTTTTTTTGTACTCAGCATTGGGTGTGATGCTGTCCCTGATCGCATCAGAGCTGCGCTTCATCGCCTGAGCTCTGGCGTCAATGGCGTTCGCAATCTTCAGCTCGTCTTCGCCCCGGGCATCTGCGTTTTTGCGGGCAGTGTTCGCAGTCTCTTCCCCGGACGCCTTGTTGCGAGCCTCGTTTACACGCTTCTGCGCCGCCTCGAAAAGCTCGAGTTTGTGGATTGCTTCTTTCCATACCTCTATAGCCGCCTCTGCGGCCTTCTTCTCCTCAGCGGTCTGCTCGGTAAAAATGGTTTCTTTGCGCTGATTTGGGGTATTGATCGTGCCATCAACGTACCGAGTAATCTTCCCTGCAGACTTCTTGGATTCTGCGTCACGCAATGCACGCTCTGCCTCTGCAATGTCAGCTTGTAGCGCAGCCCTCTGTGCTTCCGCATTCCCTTCGTTTCTGGCATCACGGAGCTGCTTCATTCTGTCGAGCGCCCGAGCCGTGCTTCGCTCAATACTTTGTGCCCATTCAGCAGCCTCTTTGAATGGCTTGACGAGCTGTTCGACGATGGTGTCAGCGATTCTGAAGCCAGAACCGATGCCAAGCCCTTCGAGCAGCGACATGCCAATACCCTTCGCGGAGAGCTTCTTGTTCAGCTCTCCCTGAAGGTTGGTCAGGCTGGCCTTTGCCTTCTCAAAGCCAGTCGTGTCTGCAACAGTGAGGACTTTGACTTGGACTTCTGCGGTACTCATTTCGTGTTCACTTGAGAGGTTTCCAGCCCTGCTTTTCGCGGAGCTTGTTCGTTGCGATCACCAGGGCGTCGAGATCGTAAATGGTGCAGCTGTCGAGGTACGCTGCATCGTAGCCAGCATCCACGAGGTAGGCGTAGAGATTGGCTATTGCTGTTTCTTCGCCGAAATCAGAACGAGCGCCTGGCGCACGATTCCGGCCAAGGAGTTTTTTAGCTCTTCATTCACATTGAGCTCCAAGGCGGCGTTGAGCAGCAGGAGGGCATCGTCGATGTAGAGCTCATCGATCTGCTTCGGGGTGAGCTCGGTGGCGTTACGAAGCAGGTGTGAGCTCATGTCCAGACTTCCCGTGATGATCGACGGGAGAGCGTCGGCCAGCGATGTCAGGAGCGAGAGCCCGCCTTCCTCAGTTTGGTTGTCACGGAACTTCTGGAGCGACTCAAGGAGACCGCCCTCCTTCATGGTGGCAATGAACTGAGCCACGAGCATCGCGATGAATGCGCGAGCGGGCAGCAGGCGCATGGTGCGGACTTCGACTTCGGTGCAATCACCGAGGCGAACGAGTTTGGAACGAGTTTTTAGGGACATAAAATTATCTGCGGTTGAAGATGGTCAGGATCGCCGCGCACACGTGGTTCCATGCGCAGCCAAAGTGCCAGGCGGCGTGGCGGAGACGGGTGCGCAGCGGGTAGCGGGTCACGAGTCACCCATCCTCTCCATGCACCAGGCGAACAGGTCCATAACGCGCCAGAACGCCCACGACACGGCCAGCGCGAGCACCGGGGAGGTGAGCATGATGGCGGACATGATGGCGGCGTCGCGTTCGTGGTTCATGCGGGCCTCGGGTTGCTGGCCTCGAAGAGGCTGAGGATGTATGCGGCGAACTGCTCGGGCGGCGTGGTCGGCGCATCGCCGGCCTGGGCAGCGGCCTTCGCCATCTGGTCGGAGGTGACCCACGTGAAGTCGCGCAGGTCGAGCAGCCAGTTGGCGATCGCGTTGAATGGACCGGGGCGCAGGGTCCACGAGGCTGCGCTGATGATGTCGTCGAACTCGTAGCCCGGGCCCGTGCACTGCGCCTGCAGCATGGCGTCGAGCGCGGCCTTGTAGTCGGCGCGGGTGTATGTGGGCGCGACGGGGATGGGCGCAGCGAGGCGAGCCTGCCAGGCAGCGACCCACGCGGCGCTTTCGGCTTCGCTGTGCGGGCCTGTCCAGCCATCGGGTCTGGGCTGGCCCAGATTCTCTTGGCGCTCGGGGGCGGTCGGATGGTGGAAAAATGTTCTCATGGCACGATGACGATTAGAGGCTTGCGGTGGCACAGGAACCGATTGCCCGTGGACGTGCTCACCTGATTGAGCATCACGCCGAAGTTGCCCGTGAATCCGCTGGCGCACTGGCCAGTGGTCGGGACTGCACCCGCAACGCCATTCAGCGAATACGAAACGATAGAGCGGGTGTTTACATTCAACTCAATTTCGAGCGTGTAGATCGTGTTCGCCGTGATCGTGGTTGCGTGCGCCGATGCCGATGTGGCAACGCCTCCCGTGATGTGCTGCGCAACGACAGCCCCAGCGGTCGAGATTTTGATGCCGAAGAAGCTCGTGGGAGTCGCCCAAGCCCAGTTGTAAATTCCGATATACCACTCGTCGATGAGCGATGAGATGTAGAACGGAAGCGAGGTCTTGATGGTGGTGCCGCAGTTTGTGGTGTTGACCGTAACGCCACTCGTGCCGCCACCTAGCCACCCGCCAATGCTCTTGACTCCTGTGGTTGCGTTTGAAACGACGCCAGAGCGGGCATCCTCGCCAGCTCCAGCTGTGGAAATCGGATACCAAAACGCATACGTGTACGCGCAGTAGCCACCGTTCTGCGTGTTGCCAGTGCCAAGGGCCACAAAGCGAAAGTCTGAGCCTCCTCTCCCAACCCATTCCTGCGTGGAAAACTTCAGCTGTAGACCGCTCCACAGGTAGGCCGAAGTTGTCGCGCCTGAAATGTCAGAGTTTGCGCCCTGGGTGCCACCGCCAGGGCCACCAGGCCAAGCCGCCCCATTCCACAGCGGGTTCCCCTCGCTCTCCGTGATCTTGGCGAGCGTGGATGCGTTCGCCATCGTCGGCGGATCTTTGATCTGAGAGTAGGATATTTGATTGCGTGCCATGATGAGTGTTCAGGCTTTAGACTGCGCCGCTGGCGTAGATCGCATCGGCAATGAGTTGATGCCCTGCGGCGTTCGGGTGGATGCCATCAGAAGACAGGTGCGTTCCATTTACCCAGCCAACGGACGGGTCGACACGGGTGTCGGCTGCGTATGTGGAGTTGATCCAGTTCTTCAGCGCGGACTGATCGGGAAGCGAAGTCTCGGGCACCGGGAGCAGGTGAACAACTCGCGCCCCCGTCGCCTTGAGCGCCGTGACGATGGCCGAGTAATTCGCCTGCCACGTTCCAGATGCCACGCCGCCAGCAAGATCGTTGCGCCCGATGGCGAGGATTGCGACGACGGGGGTCACGAAGCGCCCGGCGTAATTGCTGATTGAGGAAAGGCAGTGCGCGGTTCGGTCGCCATCGCCGCCATAGTTGGAAACCTCCTTCGAGGTCAAGACAGCAAGGCGATTGCTCCAGCGTGCGCCGATTGATGCAGCGGAATAGCCCTGCGTTTTTGAGTCGCCAAAGCAGGCGATTGCTGGGGCCTTCAGGCTGTCGCTCTTGAGCGTCACACGAACAACTTCATGCGACCCGCCATGATGCTGCACGGTGACGGCGCACGAGTTCGGCAGAATATAGTTTTTCGATGCCGCCATATTGCCCGTGATATAGAGCGTTCTTTCCGCTCCGCTGCTCAGGCTCTTGGCACGCGCAATAACTCGGCCAAGGTCACGCGAGATAGAGACCTCCACGAAATCGCCCTGCGTCGGAGCGAATGCGAGCGCCCCTAAAATCTTCGTAGGAGTTCCGCCATAGGAGCCCGTGTAATACAGTTCCAGGTGCCCGGCGTTGGCCGTTCCGCTTGCAGCAACATAGTGCGCGAAAAAACCGCTGCCCCATGAGCTATTTACCGTCCTGAGCCCAATGCTCACACCGTAGGAGGTGGATGAGCGTGCGCCAGTCAGACAGATTTCAGCCGTGGCAGTCAGGCGCTCGTCGGTCGTGACGATGCCCTTGACCCCGAGATACGCAGACCATGCGCCAGTGGTGCCGCCCAGAAGCGTGCCGTCCGTTGTCAGGGTGAAGCCGCCGCCAGAGTTGTCGTCGTAAGCTTCCGCGATAGAGCCGATAGAGCCGATGCGGACCAACTCACCGAGGCGGGCGTTACTCGCCGTATTCACTGCTGTGGGCGTGCTCGCGCCGCTCATCAGCACTGTGAGCACGTCGCCAGTTAGCGGGGCCGTTCCAAATGTAAGCGTGGTGCCAGAGACCGTGTAGTCGGCTTCAGGAGACGCCACGCCATTGATGAATACAACGATGTCGCTAGACGGAGTGCCTGGCAGTGTGAACGAAGTAAGCACGCCATTGGGCGTGCCCGTGGGAGCCACAAGGGACAGCCCTGCCTGCGCATCCACCGCATTGAGCGAGTCGAGCAGATCCACGAGCTGCGTCTGCAGGATGTCGCCCGTGATCGCGCCCGTGGTGTTGGTCGCGATCGCAGCGATGATGTCCGAGCGGAGAGTTGCGAGTGATTTGACGGCCATGGGAGTTTAGTCGAAGGACGAATCGAAGGAGGTATCGAAGCCGGAGGATCCGCCGCCACCCGGCACCACCGTGGCAGCACCGGACAGCGTGGCGCTGCCAGCAAAGGACCCGGCCACCGCACGCAGGCGGGAACCGGCACCACTCAGGCTGCCCGATGCGGACAGCGAGCCAGACACCCCGCGCAGGCGATTTGCGGCACCTGTCAGCGTGGAGGAGCCCGATAGCCCACCCGACACGCCGCGCAGGCGCTGCGCCGAGCCGGAGAGGCCTGCTGTGCCGGATAGGGAGCCGGTGAGGGCACCGCCGATGGAGGCAGCACCGGAAAGAGTAGCCACGCCGAAGCACGAGCCGGAGGCGAGACGCAGGCGCCCAGCCACGCCCGTGAGGTCGGAGCTTCCCGCGCCAGCCCCCGTGCCGCGCCGCACCCGACCGCCGGTGCCCGTCATCACAGATACACCGGCGCAGGCCCCCGTCATGCTGCGCACCCGCTGAGCTGATGCCTGCAGGAAGGCGAGCCCCGACATGTTGCCGGAGGCGTAAGCGTTGCCGATAGCCCCCGTCACCACCACATCGATGATGCAGCTGGGAACGGGCACCACAGACAGGGCCGCACCCGGCCGCACCACGGAGAGCGTGGCACGCGGGGCGGTGACCTTGGTGACTGTGGCGACGATCGGCATGGGATCAGTCCTCGGAGTAACTCAGTGAGCTGGCCGCAAGGGTCAGCGTGTCGCCGGTGGTGATATCCTTCGAGGTGTCGAGCACCGTGTAGGTGAGCATGTTGCCGGCAGAGGCGGCATCCATCCATGCCACCGCGACCACCGTCCCCCACCCGGCGCTTGCCTGGGGGAAGGTGATCGAGGTGCCATTGAGCTTCGGATTGGCACTAGGGAAGTTGGTCGTATTGTTGGTCACGGCCACGCGAGCGTAGGAGCCTCCCGAGCACTCGGTGCCACCGCCGGTCTCGCCAGGTGCCACGGTGAAGGCGGCGAGGTAGAGCGTGCCAGGGGGCGTGAAGGTGGAGGCCCCGAACGTGTGATTGAGGAGCGCGAGCTCCAGGTAGTTGGTCTTGGATCCGGCCATGGTGGTGTCTGGTTAGAGTGCCGCTGAGCGGCGGGTGACGGGCCTGCGCGTCTGCAGCTGGCCCTCGTAAACGATGTGCGCCTTCGTCGAGTCCGAAGGCTGGAGCTTGATGTCGAACGGGAGCAGGGCGCCCGGGGGCAGGCCGGCGGTGTCAGCCGGGAGGAGCGTGATACGCACCTTGCCCGCCCCCGAGTCCACCACGACGATCCCAGTTCCGCTGTCCTTGCGGATCAGGGCAGCCGCATCCTCATCGTTCAGGCTCGCCTTCACGGTGAAGTGCACCGTCGCGCCAGCGATCACGCCCGCACCGGCGAGAGTGATCGTGGCATCGAGTTCGAGGCTTTCGCCAAGAGCGATGAGGATAGGCTGGGTGGTGGCCATGGTGGATTAGCCTCAGACGGTCGCGTCGGACGTGAAGGTAATCATGCCGACCTTGTTGCTCTTGAGCTTGAGCTGGGCCTTCGTGGCATCGCCGCCGCCATAGGACATATCTCCATCGGAGGTCAGGGTTGCGGGATACTCCTCGGACACCTCGGCGCATTTGCCAGAGGGGTCGTCAATGTCAGGGCGCCACATGATGGCCTTGCCGCTGAGGCGGCCGCGCTTGGATCCGTTGAACACGAGCAGAAGGCGCTTCACGTCATCAATGTCCATCGTGGTTTCCTCAGTGGCCTTCACGGGGAAGCTGCGGGCATCAAAGGTCATGCCGGAGAAGTCGGGACGGGGGAGCGTCTTTTCCTCGATCGAGCCCTTGTCCGTGTTCTTCGGAACCTCAAAGACATGTACGAGCTGCATCGTGAACGCAGTGGCCGCAACGGAAGGGGCCAGGAGCGTGCCGCCACGGGTCGCGGAGATCGTGAAGGTATCGGCGGTGGGGGCACTGATGACCCAGTAGTAGCTGTTGACCGTCAAGCCAGTGCCGCCGGTGATTGACTTCAACTGGACCTGATGGTTGACCTTGAGCCCGTGCCCTACCGAGGTACACAATCCAGTAGTGAGCGCAATCGTGGTGCCCGTTTTGAGGGTGTTATTGGGTGAGAACTGAAGAACGCTCAACCCATTGATGATGGAGTCGGCGGCATTGAACGGAGCGCTGGGGAGCGGCATGATTTATGTGGTGTTGAGTTTTACTGCTCTGTCGGAAAATCAGTCATGGATGCGCTCGTGCTCGATGGCGCGCAGCCGGGACTCGTGGTCGTCGAGCCTGTCCTCCTGGTTGCTCAGGCGGATCTGGGTGTCGCGAATGTCGCGCACATCGAGCACGAGCTGGTCGAACGCAGCCTTCGGAGCGAAGTGCTTCGACAGCCACCAGAGGGCGGCAGGTGTGATCACCGCGGATGCCGCGGCGAGAAGTTGCAGGAAGAAGGAGATTTCGCTCGTCGTCATTGCTGGGCTGGCTGGGTGGCTTTGGCTTTCGACTGCGCGGCAAACAGCGCAGCCATCTGGAAAATTTTGGATTTCTGTCCCTCGGAGAGCAGGAAATCGGCGCCGTAGCTGGCAGCATCGCCGGCGGTGTCGCCGTAGCTGGTGCGCACATGGGCCATGACGGAGGCGAGCGCCTTCTGGGCTTTGGCTCCTCCGAACTGGAAGTAGAGGGCGGCGACAGTGGCTAGAGCGGAAGCGGCAGCGCAGCCCCACTTCCACATGCGCTCGAGCCGCAGTTCATTGGCGGTCGCGAGATTGTTGGCCGCCTCGGCGTCGGCCCGCTTGCGGGCCTCCTCAAGTTTACCACGCAGGGCCTCGAGCTCGGCAGAGAGCTTCATGTTGGAGCCCTCAGCGGACTGCTGCTTTGCCTCGGCTGCCTGGCGCTTGCTGGCCTCTTCGGAGAGCAGACCGGCGACGATGGATGCGGCCTCGGAGGTCTGCAGGAGATTGAGGGGCTGGCGCTGGTTGAGGAGCGCCAGGGCGTTGCCGTTCGTGCGGCGGGCGACAAGCACAGCAGGTGAAGCCTCAGCCAGCTTCAGGGCCTCGTTCGTCTTGAGCACCTCGACCTGTGCGGCCGTGACGCTCTGGTCCTCGGCCTTGGACTGCTTGGCCTCGGTCTTCTCGACCGTGGCAGCCTGGCGCCCGAAGATCAGGTTGAGAGGATTCCATTTGCTGGCGGTGGCGCAGCCAGTGAGTGCGAGCACCAGGAAAGATGCGGTGATCAGGTGCTTCATGCGGAAGCCCTCCCATCCACGCGCAGGGTGAAACTCAGGAACCGCACCACATAGCCGTTCTCTCGGATCGCCTCGGTCTTCCCGGAGAGGCTCGGACGAATGCGGCCGGCGAGGTAGGAGGTGCCAGCGTCGATGACGGCCTGCACCAGAGCCATGCCAGAAGGTGAGTGTGCGACCACAGGAGACTCGGAGATGGCGACGACGTACTCGGCAATCGGAGTGCTCACACCTGTCGAATCCGTGGAAGCCCCGCTGATGATGGGCTCGATGACCTCGATCACGACGCCCACAGACTGCACGCGATCGAGGATCTCCTTGGCGGAGTCATCCTCGTCCCGGGCGGGGTTGTACTGGATGATGCTACCGAATGCGGCGAGCTCAGCTCGGGCGGCGAGCTGGGCGGCGATGGCGGGTTGGACGTCGGCGAGTTTCACAGCTTCTTCCCCCTCTTGTTCTCGAAAATGCCACGGGCCTCGTTCTCCTTGTCCGTGATGTAGACCTGCATGTCGGCAGTCGCGGTGGCGATTGCCCTGGACACGATGCCGTAGCGCGAATCGACGAGGCGCAGGCCAGCAGTGAAGCCCTCGATGAGCATGCCCTTGTCCGTGATGGTGGCCTCGCCCATGGGCTTCCCGGTCCTGTTTCTCACCTGGTACTTGCCGCGGGCCTGAGAGTGGCGATTGCGGAACAGGAGGAACGATGCGCCCAGGGCGCCGATGCCGGATTGCCGGCGGAAAATTTCAGCTCCTACAATGCTGCGCCACATGTTGGCGCGGACGGAGCGGCGAGCGGCCCGATCTTCGGTGAGGCTCTGGATCTGGTCGGCAGTGCCGTGCTGCTTGCGGTAGCGCAGGCGCTGGCCAATCGAGCGCAGTGGGGCGCCCACGGCAGCCCGGTCGCGACGGTACTTCACCAGCAGCTCGGGGCGCACCTTGGTGCCACGGCCTTCAGATGTGCGGCGATTGAGCTCAGCTTCAGCGAGCCCCTTCTGCTTCTTGCCCGGGCCACCGAACTGGTGCCCCGTGAAGCCCTGCCAGAGCAGGATGCCGATGCTACGTGCCTTGGCGGCGATGACCTCGCCAGGCATCTTCTCGATCAGGTCGATGTAGCGCGACAGGGTCGCCTCGAACTGCGGGATGTTGCTCTCAACCTTGACGTCGATCATGGCAGGGAGAGCAGGATGGTGGTGAGGCCTGTTGACTGGTCCCGGCTGGGGCTCTTGGCCGCCGTGTAGACCACATCGTCAAAGGTCAGAAATGAGCCACGGACGATGCCCGGTGGCAGCGTGGCCGTGGAGGTGATCAGCTCGCACAGGCGACCGTTGGCCCCTAGGAGCCGCGGATCGTCCTGGCGAAGCTGTGCCAGCACACCCGCAAAAGAGTATGCGCCGAAGGTCCACAGCTTGTCCCCGCTGTGGGCCTCGACGAGTTCGCCGAAGCTGTCGGCGAACATCTCTTGTGCGGGTGTGGGCATGGTGACGATCAGGTGAGGATCGAGAGCGTCACGCTCTTGGCGGTGTTGTCGCCGCCAGCGCTGTCGACCACGGCCATGGCGCGGACGTACCGGCGGGCAGTGGAGGGCAGGCGGACGGTGCGGGTGGCAGCGGCGGAGCCCTGGTTCGTGGCGACACCGGTGACCACGAAGGTCGACAGACCGGTCACGGCAGCGAAGCTGCTGTTGTCGGCGCTGTCCTGCAGCGTGATCGTGCAGTTCTTGGTGTCAGCCAGGGACGGGAGGGCAGGGAGGGCGAGCTCGACCTCGAAGTGATCGGTCGTCGCGTCATTGGCGACGAGGTCGATCGAATCGGTGTAGGCCGTGCCGGCGGCGGCGGGGAGTGCCTTGCTCTTGGTGAGCTCGGCATCGCGGCGATTGTGGATAGCCATTGTGATGTCTCCTTATGTGAAGGGTTAGACGGCGGCGCGGGTGGCGATCGAGTCGGTCTCGACGATCGGGATACCAGCGACGGCGGTGGGCTCGGAGGCGAACGCGTCACCGCGGCCCGAGTCCTTCTGGTTGATGGTGGCGGTGCGGGCGCTCTGGAGGTAGAACTTCGCGTCGCCGGAGAGGAAGCAGCGGGTGGGCTTGGCGCCGACCGGGAACTTGCTCACGAGCTGGCTGGCGAGAGCATCGGTCATCGGCTTGGCCGAGGTGATGTTCTTGACGCAGCCGATGCTGTACTTCTTCGCGATCGACAGGCCGAGGTACGCGGAGAGGTTGTTGACGTAGGCCATGAGCACCTTCGCCGAATCCTTGGAGTCGACGACCTGCTGCTTGACCCATTCGCCAAGACTGAGCTGGCCGTTGTTACCGAGGATGAAGTGCACGCCGTCGCGCTCGTTCTCGTAGAGGAACCAGGCGGTGTGGCAAGTGCTGCCGGTGCCGGCGGCATCCACGACCATCGTGGAATCCACGTTGGCAAACAGACCGCCAAAGCCCTTGGCGTCGGCACTGATGCCGTCATAGACCTGCTTGCCGATCGTGGCGAAGGAGCCCTGGACGGCGCCCAGTCCTTCGTCGGCGAGGATGGAGCCGATGTTGGCGGGATCTGCCTTGACGATGGCTTCATCGACCTGCAGCTGGCAGTCCATGAAGTAGGATTCGACGAGACGCTGCTCGTATTTGGAGTTGCCCGGGGTGACGCCGGCGTTCGCGGCGCGGAAGCCGGAGCCAGGACGGCCGGAACGGATGGTCGCGCGGTACGTGGTGCCAGGGATGGTGCGTACCGGGATGGTGCGAAACTCGGGAGCGATGGGCAGGGACTCCTCAATGAGGCCGACGACCGGATCACTGCCAGAGCGCTTCGCGATGTCGAGAAGGGTGAGAGGCATTGTAGTGTTGAGTTAGGTGTTGGATCAGGCCTTGACGGAGGCAGCCCAGGCGGCAGCGATGCGCTCGCGACCGGTCAGCGTGTTGGCCTGCTGTTGCTGGCCCTGGGAGTTGGTGGTGTGATTGGCAACGGGCGGGACGCCGGGGCCGCGGCCCTTCGCTTCGGGAATCGAGTCGAGCATCGACTTGGTCCCGGCGGGATCGCGGACGTAGGAGGCGGCCCACTTGGAGCGGAGATCGGCGTCATCCTTGATGCGGCCGGAGGCGACAGCGGCGGAGACAACGGTGTCGGCCTCGGTCTTCTTGGCTGCTTCGATGGTGGCCTTGGCGGTGGTGAGCTCAGCCTCGAGGGTCTTGATGCGGGCAGCATCGTCGCTCGAGGAAGCGTGCTTGGTGGAGAGGTAGGCCGTGAACTGAGCCACGGCGGTCTCCTCGTTGACGTCGACGGAGCCAATCATTTTGGCCTCCGCCAGCGCCTTGAGCAGGTTCTTCATGTCTGTACTGGGTTTGTTGTTGGCGGAGGCCTTGCGGCTTCCAATGAAAGTGGTCAGGGCGGCCGGGGCCTTGATCTTGGCGAGGTCTGCCTTGCTGAGTTCTGCACAGGCCTGTGCCGTCACCTCGCCGGAGATCTCGTCGATCAAACCAAAGGCGAGCGCCTCCTCGGCGGTGAACCAGGTCTCGGCGTCCATCTTGGCCTTCACCTCGGCCTCGCTCTTGCCGGTCTTGGCGACGTAGATGGCCAGCAGCTGGGCGGTCATCTTCTCGGCCACATCGGCTTCCTTGCGAAGGTCAGCGGCCTCACCCCATGCACCGGACTGCACGTTGTGGATCATGATCCACGAACCCGCGGCGGCGACGACCTTGGAGGCGGCGCACATGACGATTGTGGCCATCGAGGCGGCGAGGCCGTCGACGTAGCAGGTCACATTCGCACCACGCTCCTTGAGCAGGCCGTACATCGCCCAGCCGTCAGTGACGATCCCGCCATTGGAGGCGATGCGCAGCTTGATGGCGTTGCCGGCCGGGATCGCGGATAGATCCTTGGCGAACTGCGCCACGCTCACATCCCATGCACCGATGTCTCCGTAGACGAACAGCTCGGTGGTCTGGGGCGCGGATTCGGAAAAGTTATACCAGGTCTTCATTGGGCAGGTGCTCCGTTCGTTGATTGAGCGGCCGCGGCGGTGGCATCGGTGAGCACCTGGGCGGCGAGGGTGATCGGCTTGCGCACGTCGCCATCCTTTGCCCATGCGGCGATGACTGAGGCGGACATTGCGGGCAGGCCGAACTTGGAGCGGAAGTGCTTCTCGTCATCGGCGTTCGGGGTGAGCACCCCGGCACGCACGCCGACACCATACGCATCGAGCTCATCGCGCATCTCTTTGATGCGATCGGCAATGATCGGGCCAAAGAGACGGTTGGCGATCGTGCCACGGGGGAGCTTGCTGGTGCTCTCATCCTCGAGCACAGCAGCGAGCTCAACACACAGCTGGTTGACGTGGGCCCTCCACGGGGTGCCGTACTGACCGCAGGACTCCCGCATGGTCATGTTGCCAGTGCGGACGTCCTCACGATCCTGCTGAGCCATGCGGCCGGCATCAGCGGTGGCTGCGCGGGGGAAGAGCGCCTCGGCCTTCTTCCAATCTGCGGGGGCGGGGGGAAGCACTCCAGCTTCGTTGGCCTCCTCGAGGAAATACTCGTGGAACTCCTGCCAGCACTTGGCGAGGTAGACCTGCCACACCTCGGCCACACGCTGCATGATGGCCAGGTCGCGACGGGTATCGACGCCGCCCACCTTCAGCTGGCGGACCAGCGAGGGGGGCAGGTTGAAGGAAAGACAGACCAGCTCTGCAAGGAAGTCGACGAAGCCCTGCCATGCAGGGCCCGGGCGCTTCGGCTCGTAGGGTGTGTAGGTGTCGCCGCGCTTGAGCACCTTCGACTCGGGCCCGAAGACTTGAGTGTAATACTCGGCGACATTGAATGATCCGGAGGCGCCTGCCTTGGCCGCGGCGGCGGCGCGAGCAGCAGCACCAACAGGGGCAGCACTTGGCGCCTCGCCGTTCTCGGTCGTGATGATGTCGACCTTCGTGGAGGCGTCCTTCACCGCATACTTCTCGATCCCGAGAATGTCGTGCAGATCGATGGCAGTGGTGAGAGCGGCGGCGGCCAGACACAGCCCCCTGCCCTGCCCCGCCCTGGGGCGGTTCGCCATGTAGACGACACCTGATGCGTCACGAGGGGTGAGCTTCAGGCCATCGAGCGTGCGCTCTTCAAAAAAGTATCTGATCGGCGTGCCGCCCTTGGTGAGCTCGATGCCATCGTTTCCATCGGTAGAGAAGAGCGCATCGGCACTCCCGCAACGGTCTTCCTCGAGGACCTGCACAGCCCGGCGGCCGGCATCATCGTAGGTCTTCAGCAGGAAGCTGCCACCATCTACAAGCAGGCCACGGAAGGCGATCTGCTGTATGCTGCCAGCGTCGTGCTGGCCTGTGGTGTCGATCTTCTTGTAGCGCTCGCGCAGGTAAGCAGCGGCGGCCTTGTTGTACTCCGGGCTGGAGGAAGCGGGCTCAAGGAAGATCCCGGTGCCCACCGTGTAGGTCACCATGCGCTCGACGATGGCGAGCACCAGCGGGTTGTTCTTCTGCAGTGCCCGGCTGTTTCGGATCAGCTCACGGCGCGTGGCGCGGGTGAGATCCTTGCGGGCCTCTTGCACCAGCCCAGGAAGAACTGAGCGGGCGACGCTGCCAGTGGCGCCCTCGTAGAATGCACGGCGCACCGCGGCGGCCTTGGCCTTCGGCGGGCGAGTCTTGGTAGAGGCGCGAGCTGTACTCACAGGCGCATCCCTCCAAAGTCAGAGCGCACGTAGGTGATGCCAGCAGGATACGAGGCCAGCAGTTGAGTCATGAGCTGGGGCTCGGTGAGCGTGGGCGTCTCAATGAGAAGTGACTCGATCAGGCCAAGCAGTTCGGCGCAGAGCTCGGCGACACTGGCGGCATCCACTCCCGTGAGTGGAACCTCGAAGGTGGAGGACACGCCATTGGCCGCGACGCCAACAAGCACTTTGCCCTTCACTGCTTCTGTGACCTTGCCGCTCATGGTCGCGAACACGAGGTCCTTGAGCGGCACACCGCGATCCGAGGCAGTCTTGCCCAGGCTTCGGATGAAAGCTTGTTTCAGGAGAGCGGTCGCGCGCACGTAACCAGTACGTGGATACGTGCCAACCTAGGCCACTCGCCTGTTGCGTGCCGTTGTCCGCCGTTGCGTGCCGTTGTCTTTTACCCTGCTGCCACAGTCTCCGCAGTGGCTTCCTCGCCACGCTCTGCAGCAGTGGTCGACAGCTCGAAATCGAGCGGCAGTACCTGCGTCATCATCGCGCAGTCCACCTGCTGCTTGGCGCAGTCAAATAGATGGTTATTGCCGGATGGGCAGACCAGCTTGCGCTCGCGCTTCTCAGAGCCCGGCACCTTCACCCATGTGAAATACTCGGCGGACATCTGGATCCTGTTCTGGATCTCCATCTCGTCCTCGGCGTCAACGTCGGCCGGCTCCTTCCACAGGCCCGCATCGATGAGCTGCAGCACGGTTGCCGCCATCTGGTCTGACGCGAAGCGCACAAGGGGGCACAGCCGCTGGCCCTCTTCTGCAGTGCCTGATCCCGGGTCACCGTAGGACTCGGGCGCCCATGGCTTCCACACGCGCTGCGGGGCGTCTCCCTTAAAGCGCGACGGCACCGAGTGCCAGAACCCTGCGACGCCGCCGACACCCTTGCCAGCAATCCACCCGTACTTGATGCACGCCGCATACACGCCGCTGTCTCCCTTCGGCCTGTAGCCCGAGTCGCCCATGACGCAGTCCGGACTGATGCCGAGCTCGATGCGCTTGGCCTCGATGTCCTCGAAGGAGTAGAGCTTCCCGATGTAGAGCCTCTGCGATTCACCGCCAGCGAACCATGCACGGGCCATCACCCAGAACTCCTCGTTCTCCTGGCGGTCAAAAGTCAGGAAGCGGTAGAGCTCGCCCGGCAGGGCCTCGGCCGATGGCGGCGCCAGCTTAGCTCTGGCGAATGGAAGCTCCACATCGTGCAGTGAGGTCTCACTCCTCATGAGTGCCATGCGCTTCTGAAAGAACGTCACGAGCGGGATGTAGTTGCCGACCTTCTTGGCGGCCTGGGCCTTCAGCCACAGCTTCACCAACTCGTGCCACGGGAAGTCGATGATCGCAGTCCAGCGGAACGAAACCTCCGGGGGCGGGTTGTCGTAGTCGAACACCTCGCCGGTCTTGGGCTTCATGTACTGCCCGCGGCGATCCCACTCGGCCCATGCCGTGCTCGAGCGGTGAACATGCCCGCAGTGGTGGCAGACGAAGCGGGCGGTGCGGGCGGTGCGCTCCGTGTCGATCGCTCCGCCATGCCCCATGATCTTGTCGTAGACCATCCCGGCCTTTGCCTTCGGGTTGTCGGCAACCTTGGCGGTCCACTCTGGTGCGATCCATTTCCCGCACTCCGAGTTGAGGCAAGGCACGTGCCAGACGTACTCCTCGCCGGAGCGGTACTCCAGATCCCAGTCGCTGTTCTCCTCGCCGCCCTGGCTGATGAAGAGGGCCTTGGACCTGTCGACCTTCAATGCGTCGCCGACACGGCCGTACATCTCGGCGATGGTGCCCGGCTCGTAGAGGTAGCACTCATCCCCCGTCACCACCTGAAAACCGCGACTCTGCAGGCCACCCAGGGCAGGGCCCTGCATCACGAATGGGCGCCCATCCGACAGAACAAAGTTGGTCTTGCGCGTCTTGTGCCGGTCATCCGAGAGCAGCCCCTTGATGGCCTTCACGCTCTTGCACATCGGCATCGTGCGCGTCTCGGCGTGGGCAGGTGCGATCTTGTCGTCTTGGAAGATGGACAGCACCGAGGCGTTGTCGTTCGCCATCGCCCAGCAGGTGTAGAGGTCGGCGATCAGGCTCTTGCCTCCACGCACTGGGGCGAGGATTCGCACGCCACGCACCCGGCCATTCTGCAGGGCTCGCAGGGGGGCAATGAAGTGGCGGCTGCCTGCGCACGTGAAACGCCCCGTCACCGGGTCGCGCTTCGTGATGACGCTCGGCATTGTCACCTCAGCAGCGGCCCACTCCTCAATTGGCCGGCGGTCGGGAGGGGCGAAGGAGGATGCCCAGGACTCGCTCAGGTCGATCATTTGGCTGCTCCCCTCGCCCGCTTGGGCGTCTCTTTGAAGTTCACCGAGAGACGGCCCATCATGTTGTAGATCTCGTCCCAGATTTCCTGCACCACCACACGCTTGGCGGCCATGTCGCCGTCAGGGATGCGGGTCGGGTGCTCCGCCTCAGACCTGGCCCGGAATGTTGCCAGCTCGCCGCC